CGCATCTCTACACAGCATCGTAGCATGGAGAGTGTTACAGACACTGCTGAGCTATACAGACATCAGGGTGCCTTACGTGCTCTTCGGCAACTGCAATACTTGAGGGACAAAGTGAATGGCTGACATAGAGGAGCAAACAGAAGAAGCATTGGGTTGGGCTGCAGAAGGTAAGAAACTTGCTGTAGACATTCCAGAAGTATCATTCAAGGATGCTGCTACTTTTGTTGCTGAGATGACACCTATCGTTGGTGACGTTATGGCTGCTAAGGAAGTATACGATGAGCTACAGAAAGATGAGCCTAACTACTACCTAGCTGGTGCTTTAGGTGGTGCTGCTCTTGTAGGGCTTGTTCCTGGTCTAGGTGATGCTGCTGCTAAAGCTATCAAGAAGGGTGCTAAAGAAGTATTTGATGTAGCTAAACGTGTAGAGGTTGACCCTAATTCTATGGGTTCTGGTCTTGGTAATGTGCAGTTAAAACCTAAACAGCCATTCAAGAAAACACGTAGTGCTTATAGAATAGCAACACAGGCAGAAGATGGAAAGCTATACCCTCTGTTTGTTAATGCTTCTGATGAGATACCTGTTGGTGAGTGGGTATCAGCATCTGTACCGCCTGTTACCTTTAAGGGTGCTAATGGTAATATGTATGTACCAAGTAGAGGCGCTGCAAGATCTAAGGGTGAAAAGGCTAAAGCAACAGGAGATATGCAGACTCTTCCAGACCAAGAGACTGCAGATCAACTAAAAGCAGCAGGCTTCTCTGTTGAGAAACCTAGTAAAGCTGCTCCTTTTGGTAAAGTAAGAGCAGTTGCGTCTAGGCCAGGTTTTCACGCTACCACAAAGCCTGTTGCACACCATTTAGGGCCAGAAGATCTTATTATTTCCTCTACTGAAAGGGATCAACTTTTAAAGGCAGGAGTTACACCAAAAGCCTTTAAAGCAAAGACCTTTAACTACCTTGATGGTAAGCTTGTAAGTAAGAAGAAGGTAGCTGAGTTATCTGCAGAAGATAAGAAGAAAGTAAAGAGCCAGAAGAAATACTATGTAAAACGCAGAGCAGAGGATCAGGTCTTTGTTGAGGTAGACATGGCTGATGATACCAGTGAAGATCTTTTGAAATACATGCAAGAGCGTGGTAGGACAGATATAAATGACAAGCTACCTTCTGGTGGTAGTTATACCTATCAAGATGGTCAGGCAGATGCTGAAACATGGGTAGTAGGCGGTGATATGAAAGTTAACCGTGTATTAAGCCGTGAAGAAGCAAAGGCAGCACAAGAGGCTGCTGGTGTAAAAGATCTCCCGTATAGGGATGAAATAGAAGAAATACTAGGACGTAAGTTCAATCAAGGTGGTTTAGTAGGAGAAGAGAATATGTATACAGGCCAACAAGACTCTCTATTATCCACAGGTATGGTTGATACTGCATCACCCTCTGATGATCAGACTGTAAAAGCCTTTGCATTAGGTGGTTTAGCAGAAGATGTAGACCCTGTGTCAGGTAATGAAGTACCTATTGGTTCCATGCCAGAGGAAGTACGTGATGACATCCCTGCTCAACTGAGTGAGGGTGAGTATGTTGTACCTGCTGATGTAGTACGCTTCTTCGGTGTTAAGTTCTTTGAGGATATTCGTGCAGAAGCTAAGCAGGGTTTTGCTGCTATGGAAGCTAATGGACGTATTGGTGGTGAACCTATTGGCATGGAGATGGGTGGTGACGAACTTCCGTTTGACATCTCTGAGCTACAGATAGTTGATGATGGTATGCCAGAACAGCCTACGATGAACAAGGGCGGTTACATATCTGGTTATGCTCCTGGTGGGTTAGTCGATACAGGTGACATCCCTCTAACAGAAGAGAACTACCAAGGCACAGGTATGGAGCAACGTCAGTATACCAATGCTACAGGTAACATCATTACTATCTTATTCTTCAACGGTATGCCTATGAGTGCAGTACCTGATGGGTACTCTCCCTATACTCCTGATGCTGTTCCTAGTGAAGCTAAATCTGTTGTTAATGATGATGATGGTGGTTTTGATACAAGCACACCAGACCCTGAGCCTATTGACTACAAAGGTTTGTCAGCATCAGAGTTACGTGATCTAGTTGACGCACAGAAAGATACAAATAGAAACGCTATTGCATTAGGCTTAGGTATGCTTAACCCTCTTATGGGTATGGCATTCAAAGCAGCTACGTGGCATCAGTCCAAGCAAGTCACTAAAGAGCTTGAGCGCCGTATGGAAGATCCTTCTCTGGATGCTAAGCAAAAGGCTTTCTACACAGATCTTACAGAGACTATGACTGCAGATCAGCCTGGTTTGTTTGAGCGTCTGTTTGGTAAGACAGAGGAAGCTAAGAAGCCTGAGGTAAAACCTGGTGTAGCAGATCCTGTAATGACCCCTGAGGAGATCACCGATACAGTAGAAGCAGCTTTAGCATATACCCCAGAAGAAGGATATGTCCCAACAGGTATGACACCTGTTGAAGCTCCTTCTCCTATCACTGTTACTAGTTTGGACGATGAGCCAGGTGCTAGAGACTATAAAGGCCCATTAGCACCTACTGTTTCTAGTGATACAGATGATAGTGATGACAGTGGCCCATCTGACATATTCGCTGATGCAGCCAGTAAAGCAGATGAGGGTACAGCTAAAGTAGTGAAGGCTGCACAAAAAAGCCTAGCCACTGAAAGTGAGATTAGTGACATACAAAAAGAAGGCGCTAAAATAAAAGAGAAACTTGAGTCATCTGCCAAAGGTGGTGGAAGAGGTTTCTCAGGAGGCGGTCTCGCATCCAAGCCTAAGAAGAAAAAGAAGTAACTACTAACTACCATAAAACAATAAGGCTACCCAGCTAAGGCTGGCCCCAACATAAGGAAATACAATGTCAGAAGCTTTAATTCAAACGGACTCAATGTCCCATAAACGTAACCTGTCTCGTGTAGAACGTGATGAGGCTGAACTAAAAGAACTGCTCAAGCAAGCAGGGGTTACCACAGATGAAACAGAAGAAGAAACTGTTGAAGCGGAATCCAGTAGCACAGAGCCTGTCGAACCCTCAGTACAGACAGAGAGTAGTACCAAACAAGAAGAAGAACCACAAGCTAAAGCACAAGAAGATGAAGAGCTAAGTTCAGAAGAGAAGAACTTTAAGAAACGTTATGGTGATCTACGGCGGCACACTCAAGAGAAAGAGAAAGAGTTTCAAGCTAAGCTAGATAAACTAACTTCTCAACTTGATGCTGCTACAAAGAATGAGCTTGTACTACCTAAGTCAGAAGATGAGGTAGAGGCTTGGGCTAAGAAGTATCCAGACGTTGCAGGTATCGTAGAAGCTATCGCTGATAAGAAAGCTAATGAACGTGCAGCTGACTTGGATGGGCGCTTAAAAGAGATTGAAGCGTTACGCACAACAGCTAAGCGTGAAAAGGCAGAAGCAGAGTTGCTGTCCTTTCACCCTGACTTTCAAGAGATTCGTGCAGATGATGCGTTTCATGCTTGGGCAGAGAAACAGCCTAAAGTTGTACAGGATGCTTTGTACGAGAATAGTGAAGACGCTAAGTCTGTTGCACGTGTTATTGATCTTTATAAGTCAGATCAAGGCATTAAGACTAAAAGCTCTAATAGCTCTGATAAAGCAGCTGCATCCTCAGTCAAGGCTAAGGGACGGGCTACACCAGATACAGATGACTCATCTAAGTACCTCAGTGAATCACAGGTAGAAAAGATGTCATTAAAAGAATACGAGAAGCGCATGGATGAGATCTTTGATGCTCAGCGCTCTGGTAAGTTTATTTATGATGTAACAAAGAAATAAGTTGACATTTCTTTAATCATAGATAAAACTATAGGTATGTACAGTGTCAGGCATTAACTGCCTGTACATGCTTTTCAATAAGCACTAGCCACACGAAGAACTACCTCTGAGTATAGGCCCAGCGCTTGAAGGATGGCAATCCTGATAGCAATGCTGACTACCCTAGAACAAAGAGCCTCTTTTATTGTGGATATGTAGTGTCTAACTTTCACGCCATATCTATAAAGGAGAATTATTATGGCTATTGGAACCGCTGGTGGTGGGTTTGACGGGAACTTCTCCCCAATTATCTACTCCAAACAAGCACAGATCGCACTGCGCCGCTCTGCTGTAACTAACGCAATCACCAACAACTCTTACTTTGGTGAGATTGCAAACCAAGGCGACACTGTTCGCATTCAAAAAGAGCCAGACGTAACAGTCAACTCTTTGCAGCGTCACACAGGTATCTCAGTAGAGAAGCTTGATGACTCTGACTTCTCGCTCACCATTGACCAAGCTAACTACTTTGCTTTCAAAATGGATGACATTGAAGAGCAGTTTTCAAATGTAGACTTCACATCTTTGGCTGCGGATCGTGCTGCCTATAAGATGGCTGATGCTATGGACACAGACGTGTTGTCGTACCTCTCAGGTCACACAACTGCAGGTGCTCATATCACTACTTCCGCTGGCGATAAGCAAACTGCTTTGACAGCGACTGGTGAATACATTGCTGCAAACCACTTGGACGCAACTGACTTCGGTAGCTTGACCATCTCTGGTACAGCGACTGCAGGTGATTCCATTCCATTGGCTCCACGCTTGCCAGGTGCAACTGCCCTGTCAGCTACAACTGTTTCTCCATTGAC